CTGATGAAGAGTTTGAATACAACGGAGAGCCAAACACTAACATTGAAATTGTTGGTGGATCTGATGTTATTGATTTTGAAGCAATGACAAAAGCAGAACTTGAAGTGTATGGTCGTACTATTGGTTTAGAACTAGATAGAAGACAAACAAAAGAAACTCTTATTAGTCAACTTGAATCAGCAAGTAAGTAGGCATTATTTTTCAATTTTTCTTACTGGGGGCTAGTAGTAATACTGCTAACCTCCTCTTTTTATAGGAGATGACATGGCAACTGAAGTAGACATTTGCAACCTTGCCTTGGCACATTTAGGTGATGATGCAACCATAGCTTCTTTAAATCCACCAGAAGGATCTGCTCAAGCAGAAAAAGCTGCACGATTTTATCCGATTGCAAGAAATACTTTATTAGAAATGCATACATGGAATTTTGCATCAAAACGTGGAAATTTAGCATTAACAACTAATAGTCTTGAACAATGGGATTATGCATATGTAGCCCCTGCGGATATGATGAATCCTGTTGCAGTTATATCTCCTACAGCACAAAATGATTACGCTACAAGAATGTCAGCAGGTGATACCCCAGGTAATTTAACAGCTAATTTTGCACCGACAATTGTGGCAGGTCAATATACACCACAACAGTTTGCAATAGAAGGAAATTTAATTTATACCAATCAAGAAAATGCAATGTTAAGGTATCAAGCATTTGTAACTGATCCATCATTATTTTCACCTTTGTTTGTTATTACATTGTCATGGCATTTGGCATCAATGCTTGCAGGTCCTGTTATCAAGGGAGATCAAGGAGCAGCAGAAGCAAAACGATGTACACAAATGATGACTAATTATTTAACAAGTGCAAAACAATCAGATAATTTACATAGAGATATAACAGTTGAACATATAGTTCCTTGGACATCTGGGAGATAACTTATGCCTGTTACTCGTAATTTTAAACAAGCATTTTCTGGAGGTGAAATATCACCAGAAATGTTTGGTCGTATTGCTGATAATAAATTTCAACAAGGTGCAGCAACAATGCGTAATTTTATTGCTAAACCACAAGGGCCTGCACAAAATAGACCAGGTTTTGCCTTTGTAAGAGAAGTAAAAGATAGTACTAAAGCAACAAGATTAATACCTTTTACATTTAATACAACACAAACGATGGTGCTTGAATTTGGTAATGAATATTTTAGGTTTCATACTCAAGGACAAACTTTATTTTATAACGATGGTGCAGCATGGCAAAGTAATACTAGCTATGCAATAGGCGATATAGTGTTGTATAACGGTGTAAATTATTACGCAAAAACTTCACAACCTGTTAGTCAACCACCTAACGCTACAGATTGGTATGCACTACCAACAAATCCCAACATATACGAAATACCGCATTCATATGTTGAAGCAGATTTATTTGACGTACATTATGTGCAATCTGCTGATGTTTTAACATTAGTTCATCCGTTACATCCACCAAAAGAATTAAGAAGATTAAGTGCAACAAAATGGGAATTGCGTGTAATTGATTTTGGTAGTCCTATAGCTGCACCTACTGGTGTAAATGTTTCTAGTTATATACCTTCTTCTACTTCTACAAACGCAGATACTTATGTTGATCATGAATATGTTGTTACGGCTGTTAAATCTAATTTAGTTGATGAAAGCAATCAATCATCTGCTGCATCTGTAAGCAATAATATATTTGTTACTGGGGCTAAAAATACTATTACATGGAACGCTGTTTCTGGTGCTACTAGATATAGAGTTTATAAACAACAAGGAGGTATTTACGGATTTTTAGGAGAAACTACAACAACAACTCTTATAGACGATAATATTGCACCTGATTTTTCTAGAACACCACCAATACATGAAAATGATTTTGTAGGTACTGGTAATTACCCTGGTGCTGTATCTTATTTTGAGCAACGCAGAGTTTTTGCAGGTACAAATAATGCACCGCAAAATATATGGATGACTAAATCTGGTACTGAAAGTAATATGTCATTTGGTTTGCCTATAAGAGATGATGACCGTATTGAATTTAGAGTTGCTGCTCGTGAAGCAAATACTATTAGACATATTGTTCCATTAACAAATTTATTGATGTTAACTGGATCAGCAGAATGGAGAATAACTTCTGTTAATAGTGATGCTATTACTCCTACGTCTATATCTGTAAAACCGCAATCATATGTAGGAGCAAACAATTCACAACCAGTAATTGTTAATAATAGCTTGGTATATGGTGCTGCTCGTGGTGGTCACGTTAGAGAACTTGGTTATAACTGGCAGGCAAATGGATTTATTACAGGTGATTTATCTCTTCGTGCACCGCATTTATTTGATAATTTTACAATTGTAGATATGGGTTTATCTAAATCACCAATACCAATTGTATGGGCAGTAAGTAGTAGCGGTAAACTATTAGGTCTTACATATGTGCCAGAACAACAAATAGGTGCGTGGCATCAACATGATACTGATGGTACATTTGAAAGCGTTGCTTGCGTATCTGAAGGCAATGATGACGTTACTTATTGCGTTATTAAAAGGACTATAAATGGTGCTAGTAAGCGTTATGTAGAACGTATGGGTACAAGATTATTTGCAACGCAACGTGATAATTTTTTTGTTGATTGTGGTGCTACTTATAATGGCACAAATACAGATACAAATAGAACAGTAACGGTATCTGGCGGTACAAATTATACAAAAGGAGAAACTGTTACCGTAACTGTAAATTACACTTTATTTGAAGCTCCACCTAGCGTTGCTGATAAAAACGATGCAATAGTAATAGTTGATGGTACTACGTTATATCGTCTAACTATTCTTGGCACATCTAGTCAAACAGTAGCAACGGCAAAATTAGACAAAGATTTACCTGCTTCTTTGCGTAATACAGCAATTACAACTTATGAAGTTGCAAGAGATAAAATATCAAATATTAGTTTCTTAGAAGGTAAAAAATTAAATATTTTAGCTGACGGTGCTGTACATCCACAAAGAACAGTATCAAACGGTGAAATCAGTTTAGAACGTGCAGCTAGTGTTGTACACCTTGGATTACCTTATGAAAGTGATTTAAATACTTTACCTATGGCATTACAGGTAGAAGCATTTGGTCAAGGTAGAGTTAAAAATTTAAATCATGTATGGTTACGAGTATTAGAATCATCTGGTATTTTTGCAGGTCCTAGTGCAGAAAAATTAGTAGAAGCAAAACAACGTACAACAGAACCATACGGAACACCACCTAATTTAAAAACACAAGATATAAAAATTATGCTTACACCAGAATGGCAAGATAATGGTCAATTGTTTGTACGACAAAGTGATCCATTACCATTAACTATTGTAGGTTTAACATTAGAGGTGGCTATGGGTGGATAGTGTGACCGTAAACAGATATTATATAGATATACTAAAAAGTAAAGAAGTGTAGAGGTAAGTGCCACAATGTCTAGTTCTTATGGTTGGTCGGATCTTTCTGGATTAGGTAAATTTGGTGTAATATCACAAGGTTTTGGTGCAGTAAGTGGAATTATAGGTGCATTTACGGCAGCACGAACAGAAAAATATAAAACAAAAAGTTTAGCGTTAAGTTATGAACATAAGAAGGATATGGCTTTGTTTAATCAACGCATGAAAGAAAGTCAGGCACAACATATTAATAGAGTATTTAATAAGCGATATCAAATAATGACTTTAAAACAAGGAGCACAAAAATCTAAAGGTGTGGTATCAATAGCATCTAGAGGTGGTGTTAGAGGTGTAGGTAGTAATTTAAATGCAATGGTTAGTTCTGAAATATTGGCAGAAATAGATAAAATGACTATGAATTCTAATAAAGTAAGAGCTAGAGAAAATAAACGGTTAGAAGGTGTTGGACTAGGAATACAAGCTAGTATGGCAGGGGTTAGTGCAAGTAATATGTTTGCTACCGCATCGCAAATAAGTCCTTGGATGAATATGACAAGTAGTTTATTAACTGGCGGTTCAAGCTTTATTAGTAGTCTTCCACCTGGGATGTTAAGAAAACCAACTACTACTACATCTTCTAATTAATAATGGCAAGAGTACCTTTTCAGCAAAATTTAAATCAAGAATTAGCAGCAGGTTCTGAAGTGCAATTTGGTGCTACCTCTGTAGATCCAATGAGAGATGTTGTCTCTGATGATATAAAACGACAAGGTCAAGCATTAACTCAAGCAGGGCAAACAATACAAAAGCTAGATGACGAATTAAATGATGCTGAAGCGAAAAGATTATATAACGAAGGTCATTATAAAGTAGAAGCTGTTGCAAATGCATACACACAATTACAAGGTGTTGATGCAGTAGCAACTATACAAACAGAAACTGAAGGCGATGAACAAATAACAGTATTAGATGATTACAACAATAATAAATTAAAAACAGTTCTTGATGAAGGTTCAGCTAAATCAAGTAATGGTGTTGTGAAATATATGTATGAACAAATGATGGCAACGTCTATAAGATCTGCACAAAATAAAATGATTACGCATTCTTTAAAACAACAACGTAATTATTTAGAAAATGAAACAGAAGCAAAAATTGATATACATAAAAGTAATGCAAAAAATAATTATGCAGATTTTAGAGATCCTACTGGTGAATTTAATAAAAATCGTAACGCAGCACATCAAGAATTAATGAATAAAGCAATTTTAAAAGGTTGGAATCTTGATTCAAGTAAAGGCAATATTAGTGAACAATATTTAAAAGAAAAAAGAGAATTAGATATGGAAATAGCAAAAGATGTATTAGACAAATTAGACGAAGATGAAGATACAGAAGGTATTAAAGATTTTTTAGCAAGCTTAAAACCTTTTACAACTGAAAAAGAATTTAATGATATATCAGCAGAAAAAGAACAAAAACACGAAAATCTTAAAGTAGAAAAATGTGTTAATGCAACTATTGCTAATAGTGGGAATCAAAACGATGGCAATTTTATAAGTCAAACAAATAAATTAATGTGTTTAAAATCAAATCATGCATTTGATGATGGCAATGGTGGAGTTGTAACTGATGGATTACATTCAAATCAAGTTGAAACTACAGGAAAAAAACAAACGGAAAACATAGAACAATTACAACAAATAAGAGATCAATCAAAATTTTATTCACCAGAATCTGCACAGGCAGGTACTCTTATACCAGAACATCAAACTACGCACCTGTTTGCAATACAACATATTGGAGTAAAAAAAGCTGATTCTTTGTATACAAAAGCAAAGTCAGATTTAGATATTGATAAAACAAAATATAAAGAAGATGTTGTATACGCTGAAAAAATAAATAAAAAAATAATTAAAAGATACAATCAATTAATTGTTCAAGAAGCAGCAAGAAAATATAAATTTGGCGGTGGAGAATATATAGGAATAATAGAAAACGATTTATCAATAATTGAAAAAGGTATTGATTACAATATAGAAAACGTCAACAAAGAAATAAAAGTAGATTTTATTACAGGTTTGCGTCCTTTAGAAGATTTAAAACAAGAAATTAAAGAAACTGTTTTAGATAAAGAAACACAAAAACACGCAATAAAAGATTTAGAAGTTAAATACGAAAAAATAAAAAATGAAAAAACACAAATTTATAATCAAAATTTAAACGATGCAAAACGTATAGCATTTGCAGAACCAAATGGATATAAAAATCTTGCAGCTAATGGAATACAAATTGACAATTTTAGTCCAAAAGATCAAGAGATTTTAAAAAATGGACAGCCAGTAGAATCTGATCAAGGAACTATAACTGAATTAAAAGATAATCCAGTTGAAATAATTAATAATTTAGAATCATACAATCATAAAATTTCTCAATCTGATTATTTAGAATTAGAAAGATATGCAAAAGAATTGCAATCTGGTGGAGAAACAAAAATTTTAGAAGCATCAGGTGATGTAAAAACTTTTAAAAGTGTTTTAAATAAAAATGGTTTTGGCGATTTAGCTTTTCCTAAGAAAAAATTAACAGGTGATAAAGCAGCAACATATAATGAATTATTTAATCAATGGGAAGACAGAATAAATTATGCACAAAGAATAGAAGGTAGAAAATTAACTAGAGCAGAAAAAGAAAATTTATTAATGAATGTATTATTAGACAAAGTAAACGTAGGTAAGAAATATAAAAAAGACGTTACTTTTGCAACTGTTATTGAAACAGGTGAAAAGGATAAGTTAAGTAAAACATCAGTTCTTGTAAAAGTTCAACGTGCTGATGGAGAAGTTGTAGAAGATCGTATATTTAATTCAGACATTCCACCAGAAATTAATATTGCAATAATGGCTGCGTTGTATAAACAAAAAATACCAATGAATCAACAACAAATTGCACAATTATGGCAAAACATGGGTAGACCAGAAACTTTAGAAGATGCAAATAAATTTATTAAAGCAAGTAAAAATTATAAATTATTAACTATGGAGGAATAATATGAGTTCATCAAATCCTTTTGACAATGTTGATAACAACCAATTTTTAGACAGTTACGGATCTGATCAAAATTTTAATGAAAATGACAATCCGTTTGATACATATTTTAAAGTACAAGAAAAACGCAAAGAAGAAGTATTAAAACAAGTTCTTAGCCTTGCACAAAAGAAAGATCCAAACAGAATTGGTAAAGCACAAATATTAGCTAAAGAATTAGGCATACCGCCTGACATGGCACTAGATAATGAAGGTGTATTAGAAATATTAGAGCAAAGAAAAAAAGAACAAGAAATACAAAATCTTAATGCACAAGATTTGGCATTGGTAAATCCATTGTTAGCCAAGCAATTGCGTGATCCTAACTTTGCAGCAATTGCATATGACAATATTCCTAGATTACAAAAAACTGAATCTATTCTTAGTTATTTTAAAAAACTTGGTCAAAATTATTACGAAGGAGATGCAAGAGGCACTATTGCAAGAGAAATGGGAGAAATTGGATGGCGATTAAAAAATAATGGTGTTCCGTTTATAAGTACACAAGAAGGTTTTGGAAATTTAGATGATGGAAGTGAATATATACCAACACAACAAGATTTAGATGATTTGCAATCTCTTAGAGAAATGGAAGAAAGAATGTTGGAATACGATAGTAATGGTATTGGTCTTATTGAAGGATTTGCATATATACCAGGGTTATTGCGTGGTGGTCAAATTGAAGCAATTACAGCAGGTGTAGTAACAGGTAAATTAGCAGATGAAGCAACAAAATTATTTACTTCAACTGTAGGTTCACAACTAGTCGGTGCTTTTACTGGTAGTGATGGCGGTGGTAATTTTATGGGGTACGGAGCAGGGTATGCATTTGGTCAAGCTATATCACCTTTTATAAGTTTTTTTACTGGCATGAATGCATATACCAACAAAATGACTTTAGACATGGCAGAAATAGAAGGTGGTCATCAATATTTAGACGCAAGAAATAGAAAAGCAAATGTATCAGATGCACAAACATTAGCTAATATTACTGGTGTTTCAAATGCTGCAATTGAAAGAATAGGATTTGAATATTTCTCTCGTGTATTGAAAAAAAATTTACCTGGCACATTAAAACTATTGCAACCTTTAACAAGTCCTTTAATGAAAAAATCTGGACTAGATAAAGCAATTAACAGACAATTTGCAAAAAATGTTTTAAGTAATGGTGGTCGTAAACTTACATATAGTGCAGCAGCTAGAAGATTTGGCAGGCAATATATATCAAACATGGGTGTGGAAATTGGTACAGAATTAATACAAGAATTAAATGCAATTGCAGGCATTAATATTTTTTCTGAATTTGTTAATGATGAAATAACACCATTTAGTGCCGTAGAAATAGGTGACAGAATTTATAACACAATGGATCAAACTTTTAGAAGTATGGTTTTATTTGGGTTATTACCTTCTGTTGGTGGTTACGTTACTGATTTTACAGCAGCAACTAAAGCTAAAAAAGATACTGCATTATTGTCTAAATTAAGCGAAATATCTAAAGATGATGTAACAAAAAAAAGAAATAAAAACGCATGGCAAAATTGGATACAGCAACTAGCTGATCAAAACGGTGCAGATACAATACATATAAATGCACAAGAATTTAAACAACAATTAGATAACAATGCAATTACAGAACAGCAATTAGAATTGTTTTCACCAGATCTTGCAAGACAATTAAAAAATGCAGAAAAGCAAGGTTTGTCAGGTAAAACTATACAAATAAAAACTGGTGATTATTTAGCAAATATTTCTGGTACTAAATTTGATGAATCATTAAAGCCACATATAAAATTTGGTGATGATCAAATGAGTCAAACAGAAGCTGCTCAATTTTTTAAAGATCAACCAGAAATATTAAAATCAATGCAAGATGTAGTGCGTAAACAAAAAAATCAATTATTACAAGACAAAGAAGAAACAAGACAAATAGAATTACAAATTACAAAACAGTTAAAAGCATTAAATATTTACAAACCACATAACGCACGGTTTTTATCTCAACTAATAGGAAATTTTGCAAAAACATATTCTCAATACACAAACCAAACACCTTCACAATTTATAAATGATCATTTTTTTAATATTCAATTAGACAGCAGAAGTGAAAATTTTGGTCAGCAATATTTTAATCAAAACGGAACAATTAAAACAGATTCGCCACTATTTAAAAACTGGTTTCGTAAATCAAAAATGGTTAATAAAGATGGTACACCGATGGTGTTGTATCACGGAACTACAGAC